CTCCAGTCGGACTGGCGACTGCCACCGGTCTCGCCGTAGCGGTTGTTGATCGTCGTCGTCTTCTGGACGGTCGTGGACTGGATTACCGGCCGTGCCGCATAGATGGCCGCGACGATGCGGTTCGCGCTGTTGGCCGTGGCGGTCGCCGCGGCCTGCCCTGCATTCGTCGCTGCCAGGGCGGCGCGCGCTGTTCCGAAGACTTGCGCGATCGAGTTGGCAGCATTGGCAGCTGTCTGCGCACGCACGAGGTTCTGCGTCGAACTGTTCTCCCGCGACGCGATCGACCGGGCGTTGTCGACGGCGTTGGTTGTCGCCTGCTCCTTGACGATCGACGCAGAGAGTTGCGTGCGCATCGAACGCAGCTCGTCGAGCGCCGAGCCCTGGACCAGCGTGTGCAGGGGGTTCGACTGGATCGCCCGGATGCCGTCGTTCACAGCCCGCAGCGACGTCTGCATGTCCGTGAGCGACGGGTTGCTGGCGAGCATGGCGTTGAGCGTCCCGTGCACCTCGGAGGCGTGCTGACTCGATTGCCCGCTCACCTGCTGCTGCGTCTCGAATGCGGCGATGACGCCCGTCGCTGCGCCGAGGACCGACAGCCCTGTGCCGAGCTTGCCCATCAGCCCGCGACCGCCGGTCGCCCCGCCAACCCCGCCGCCCGCACCGTTGACCACGCCCGCCTTGATGTTCACGACGCCCGCGTTCATGCCGAGAACGCCCTTGACGAGCCCCTTCCCGAGCTCGCCGATGACACCGCCCAATGCCCCGCCGGTGAGCTTGTTGAGGCCCCAGCCGGTGATGACCGCCGTCTGCACCCAGGGCGGCAGTCCGAGGAACGCATCGAGGACGGCCCGGCCACCCGAACCTGCGATCCGCAGCGAATCGCCGATCGTCGACCACGGCAGCTTCTGGGCGACGTCGATCACGTCGTCCAGGCCGCCGGCGATGCCCGTCCCGAACTCGCGGATCGCCTTCAGCGTCGACGGCTTGGCGATCTCCTTGCCGAGGATGTCCGACACCCGCTCGATAACCGGCAGGAACCCCTCGCCCAGCGCGCGCTGCGCGTCCTCGGTGACATCGGCCAGGACGGACAGCGAACGGCGGTACTTGCCCTGCGAGGCGGATGCCGCGCCCTCGGTCGTCTTGGCGACCTCGTCGAGGATGACCGCCTGCGCGTCGGCGACGCGGTTCTGCTCGACCATCTCCTTGATGGTTTCCTGCTGGGCCTTGCTGAGCACGATGCCCTGCCGCGCGAGCTTGCCCGCGGCCTTCGTCGGATCGGCGAGTGCCTTGGCGAGCAGCGTGGCGGCCGAGTCCACGTCTCCCGTCTTGGTGGCAAGGTCCGTGATGATCTGCATCGCGGGGCGGATATTCTGCGGGGCCGTCTTGCCGAACCGGATCAGCGTCGTCGTTGCCTGGACGATCTCCTTGTCGTCGAACGCCGCACCGATGTCGCGTTCGATGTCGTTCGCCCAGGTCGCGACCTGCTGGGCGTTGACCTGGCCCCCGAGCCCCATCTGCGTGATGGCGGCCTGCACCGAAGTCGTGGCGTCCTCGAGCTCGGCCAGCGACTCGATGCCGCGTGTCGCCCCATCGACGATCTTCGACGCCGCGCGGTCGATCCAGATCCCGCCCGCCGTTCCCAGCGCGCGGCTGTTCCGCGCGATCCCGCCCACGGCGGTCGTGACCCTGCCGAGACTGCGTGCAGCAGCCAGCGCGCCCTTGGCGGCGACGATGATGTTGAGCTCGTGGTCAGCCATCGTCAGGGAACAGGTACGGCTTCCAGGAGTCGACGACCTTCTGCGCAGCCAGGCGGCCGCGCTGTGCCTCCGCCCAGCCCTTGCCCTTCGGCGGCACCGTGGCCGCGATCGCGACCCACTGCTGGTACTCGGGCACCATCCGCTCGGACATCACAAGCCAGCGACAGGCGGCAAGGAACTCGGGAGACGCGCGGAGGAAGTCCTCCGCGCCCCACCCGCGGCTTGCCAGCACGGCGTCATAGATCAGACCGCCTTCAGGTCCGCTCGGGTCGGGGAACCGCTCTCCTGCGATGAAGCCGGCGATTCCCCGGCGGATGCTTTTGGGAGCGTGCTCGTCTTGGCATGCTCGCTCAGCCATCTGTTGATCGCGGGGAACAGGTCGAGGTAGAGCCGTGCGAAGTACGCCGGTGTCAGCGGCGCAACCTGTCCGTCATCGCCGATCAGGTTCCAGCCCTTGACCAGGATGGCCAGACGGCCCGCGCCGTCGGCGTCCTCGATCTCGAGCAGGTCCTGCCCGGACAGGTCCGTCCGTAGCAGCATCCAGTCGCCCTCGGCGTGCGGCGTGCCGGGGCACTCGCATGGGCCGAGGTCGAACCGCTCCGCCGCGTTGGGATCGGTGAAACGGCTCATGGAATCGTCGAGACGTCGTTGGTGAGCTTGACCTGGCCGCGGCCGGCCAGCGTCGAGTCGTACACCCACACGCCCTTGCAGGCGTACAGGTGCTCGCCTTCGTGCTCGCCGAGGTCGACGGTCCGGAACACGGTCCGGAAGTCGATCGTGGCCACGTTGTTGCCCGATCCGTCGATCGTCACCCGGAACCGTTTCTCGGTGGGAGTGGAGCCTGCCACCTCGAACACGTCGAGAAACGCCGTCTTCGTGCCAGACGTGATCTTAATGAGCGCCTCCCACTCGACCTCGCCCTTGTCCGAGCGGCCGTAGGCCGAGGCGATGTCCGACGTCCCGCCGTAGGCGCGGCGGACGGCGTTGAGCGTCGATGTGAAGCTGAACGACTTGAGCGTGGCCGTCTGGTCGGTAAGCGACGCGAACGCGGTGGCCGTGGAACCCGTGGCGATGGTGGTCAGGTGGCCCTCCATCGTCTCGAGCGTCGCGGGAGCCGACTGGCCGGCCGTCAAGGCGTTGGGTCCGCGATCGAGCGCGAGCAGTCCAAGCGTGCCCTGCCACATCGCGTTTCCCGGTGCGGACAGCGCGTCGAACCCGAACTCGAGCTCGTTGCACACGACGCCCGTCGCGCGCCATTCGTCCTGGGTCGAGTTGATGTCGCCGTATTCGAGCGTGTAGGGCTTGAGCGTGTCGGCCGTCTCGTCGAAGGTGTAGGTGTAGACGTACGGGCCCACGCCGATTGGTGCCACGGATCCCGCCACGTGCATCTCGAGCGGATGCATCAGGTCCTGGAAGCGCCCGACGAAGGGCAGCGATGCCTCGGCACCACGGACACCCGTGGAGTCGCGCCCGGGCTGCTCGCGGGACGAGCCGCCGAAGTCCTCGTTGGGACTCTCCGACGCGCGGTCCAGCTCGAACCCGAGGAAGCCGGCATCGGCTGGGAACACGGTCGTCGCCGCGACCGCTGTCCCGACGACCGACTGCCGGCCGAGCTGGATCTTGTGATAGACGGCTTCACTCATCGGACTTGCCCTCCACGGCCTTGTAGTTGCCCGTGCCGATCAGCGCGTCACGGAGCGTCGCGATGTCTGCCTGCTTCACGTCGTCTGGTGTGGCCGGCCGGCTGTCGCCCTGGCTGCCCCACACGATGCGCGCGAGCTGGTGGGCGGACAGGTCGTCCGCAGGGATGCCACCGACGACCCCGGGCCCCATATAGGTCAGGACCGGCTCGGCGGAACGCACGTCGAATGTGTCTCTGGCCTTCGTCATGGCAAGTCCTCACGGATCAGGCGGATAGCGAGATCGAGGGCTTCGTCGCCCTTCGCATCCGCGGTGCGCTCGATGAACGGGTTGGCTCTGGCCCCCGGGTGTCGGATGTTCCCGTCCGACTTGGGCACGCCCGCGGCCTTCTGGTCGGGGAAGCGGATGCGGTGCGCCTTGGTCCCGCCAATGACCATGTGACGGTAGAAGGCGACCTTCGGGCGCGCCCCGATGACGGTGGCCGGCCGGTTGCGGCGGGCCTGCCGGGACGAGATCGACTTGCGGAGCCTGCCCGTGCGCTTTGGCGCGGCGGCCTGCACCTTCGGTTTCAGGTACTTGCCACCCGCGTTCGTTCCGCGTTGGAGGGTCTTGCGCAGCGGCCCTGGTTCGACCTTCTCCATCGCCTTCAGGAGCTCCGTGGCGCCCTCGACGCGGATCATGGCGTGAGCACCTGCGGCTCATAGAACTCGACGATGACCGTCAGGTCCCAGCCGTAGTACTCGTCGCCGCCGTAGGTGAACACGGCGAGCTTGAACCCGGTCGTGTACGCCTTGCGGATGCCCGTCACGCCG